TGGCCAACTAAATGTTAGTTTAAATGTATCTGGTAAATAATTTTCAGTAATATTTTCAAAAACAAAATCTATTTCTTTGCTATAAGTAAGCCATTCGCCCCTTCCATTGTAACTAAAAAAACTAACGGTAGGCGTTTCCGTCCAACCTATTGTATCTCCCCAAGACCTGTAGTAAAATGTTTGTGTGTTTCCTGTAGCTACCCCTGCTACATATTCTCTAAATGTATGCTCTAAAATATAAGGAATACTATATTTAGCAATAACACTTGGAAAAGAACCGTTTGCTATTTGAACTTGAAAAGAAAAATTAAATTTTATGTCGTCAAATTCATCTATATCTGACCTAGAAGGCCATTCATTATAAAGCAAAGTATCAAAAGCACCAGAATATAAACCTGTAATTTTTGCAGATTTACCTTGTATGGCATTTTCTGAAATACTTACATCTTCTGCGTTTACAACCGTCCAATTATTAAAATCGTCTTCAAAATTTCCGTTTGGTATGTAGTTTAATTGCCTTTTTACATCTACAGTATTTTTTACTTCTATAATACCACCGCTTGTTTCTTTCATTAAATCGTCTCCTAATGGCAACGCTTCGCTTGGCATATTAATAACACTTCCTACAATTTCTTCGCCTACATAATTACCATCTTTTTCGTACTTTCTATATGTAATATTTTCAAGCGTTCCTATGTCGCCATTATTTACAATATAAAAATCGTTTTTAGCTTGGAATATTCTACAATTGAAACCTGTAAGTATTGAGTATAAAACCTCCCTACAATTAAATTTAAAAGTATTTTCGTCTGTATATGTACTAGTGTTTATTTTTATGTCTTCAAATACATTTGTAATCGCAGCAGCAGCTTCTTCTTTTAAATCTGTTTTTACATATATAAAATAATCTAGTCCTGTTTCAAATAAAACACTATGCAATACATTCCAAAAAGTAACCTCGTTGTTTGGCGCTAGTGGAAAATTAACCCCTTTAAGTAAACCAATACCATCTACACCTTTAAAACTTACGTTAAAAGGCGCCGCAGATATTCTTTGTTGGTATGTATCTTGGATTAAATAACCCTGCCAAAAAGGGAACCATATGTTTTCTGCTGGGCCTTTGTCCCAACCTACATTATAGTTTTCCCAAGTCTCTTCAATAACATTCCAAACCTCTGTTTCGTCGCCCCAAAATTGGTTAGCATTTTCCCAATTTTCTTCGTAGTCTTGCCAGTATTTACCCCTTACATCGGCGTAATATAATTGAATTTTAAATTCTCGTTCGTCAAAATCGTAAAAATCCTCGTAAGCTACAAAGTCAGTTTGTATTAAATTTATTTCGCAATTAGAAGCAATTAATGGGTCGTAAAAATCATTGTCCTGCTCCCATTTTAAAACAACAGGGTTTCCAGTTGCTATTATAGGTAAAACATCGCCCTCGTAATCTTTTTTTAATATTTCTAATCGCCTCTTATTTCCCTCTGTATCTGAAAAGTCAAGACGGTATTTTACGCCGTATGCCATAATTTTATTTTATTCTGGACCTTGTTTTATCCGCTCTTTGCAAAGCTACTACTAAATCTTGACCTCTTACAACAAATTCTCCGCTAACGTTCATATTGCCACCATTACCACCATTACCACCCATAAGGTTTTGTAATTTACTTAGTGGGGCTATAACCTCTGGGTTTGATTTAGCGCCTGGATATTCTCCCATAAGACCCATTGTAGGACCGCTAACAATACCACCGTCAGCAAATTTTGGTATAGCAGCAAACGCCGCCATAACACCACCAACTGCCGTAGCAATAAATGCTGGTGTTGTAAATATAGCTGCCGGACCAGTTGCAGTACCAGCAGCAGTTGCACCTGCAATAGCTTGCGAAATAGATGACGCTAACATCATTGATATTAATTGCATTACTGTTTTTAATAATCCTTTCAAAAACCCTTGCATACCACTATCGGCTAAACCTAATGAATCTATCATTGAACCAGTCATATCGCTAAACGCACCTGCTACGGATTGACCAACTGCGGCCCCAATCTCTTGCAGCCTTTGTAGGTTTTGCTCGTATTTTTCCTGGGCAGTTGCCATACCTTCTAAATCAATATTCATTTGCTCAACAACGCCTGTTAAAGGCGATTGAACATTTGTACCGCCTAATGGGTCGCCTTGTATAGCAAAAGTACTGCCTAAGTCAGTAGAACCGCCGCCGCTAGCTTGGGCGTTTCCACCTCCGCCAACACCACCGCCTCCGCTAAACAATCCGGTAAACATACCTTTAACACCGCTCGCAGCATTTGATAATCCAGTATTTAATTGCTCAACTGTTTTCTTTTCTAACCTACTTCCAACCGCATCTGCTATTGCATCTGAATATGTTTTACCAATATCTTCTCCAGCTTGTTTTGCAATATCTTTTCCATTTTCAAAGCCTTGCTTTAAAATATCTCCAAACGCACCATCAGTTCCTTTTTCAGAAAACTCTTTTATAACGTTCCACATTGTAGAAAAAACGTTTATAAATTGGTCTATTTGCGCTTTTACGCCTATAAACACAGATTTAAAAGTGGCTCCTAAAACACCAATAACAACTCTTAAAGACTCGCTGCTATTATATAAGTCTACAAATTGATTGTATAGACCTACAACTACTGGCGCAACTTCTGCCCAGTTTTTATATATAACGTATGCAACCGCAGCCAAAGCAGTAGCAACCAAACCAATAGGCGATAATAAAGCACCTATAATTGTAGTAAGCGTTCCGACTAAAGTAATAATTGTAGGAAGTGCAACTACTAAAGCGCCAAAACCTAAAGCTATTTTTTGTGTAGCTGGGTCAAGATTATTAAAAGCGTTAAATACTTTACCTACGGCAGCAGCAATATCCTGAAATAAAGGCAGCATAGTTTTTAACATTATGGCGCCCATTTGCGCAAAACTTTCTTTCGCTTTGTTTATTGCAGCAGTTAATTGAAAGCTAGCACTTTTTGCGGTCTCTTGAAACGCTTTAGCGGTAGTGCCTTGCGTTTTATTCATATTGTCAAAAATCTGCCTAGTAGTATCTACGTTGGCCCCGAGTAAATCCATTACCCCAGATAACGCCCTAACATTTCCAAACACTCTTTGAGCAGCGGTGTCGTTACCTTCAAAATTAGCTTTTAATACTTCCAATGTAGCTAGCAATCCATCTTCTTTTAAAGACTTCCTTAAACCAGCACTTGAAAGGCCCATTTCTTTTAAAGCATTTTCCGCATCTGTTGTAGGTTTTAATAAACTAGCAAATATACCCCTGACTTGCGTTGCAGCTTCTGCAGCGTTTGTACCGGTTCTGGATAGCGCAGCAAATGCAGCACCTACTTCGTTAAAATTAACACCCATAGCGCTTGCAATAGGCAATACCCTTCCCATTGAAGCGGCTAATTCAGTAGCTTCCAGTTTACCTTCTCTAACTGCGGCAACCATAACATCGGTCGCATCTGTAGCACTTAGTACATTAGAACCGTATGCGTTCATTGCAGACGTTGCTAAATCAGCTACGGTCTTAGTCTCGCCTAAACCAACTGCAGCAGCTTTTAAAGAAGCGTTTAAAACGTCCATAGCTTCTGAACCGCGTAAACCTGCCGAAGTTATAAAAAACAAAGCGTCTGCGGCTTCCGTACTACTTTTACCAGTACTTATAGCCATTTGCCTAGCAGCTTCGCCCATTTTATCTACTTCTGCACTCGCAACCCCTACTAAGGATTTTATTTGGGTCATTGACTTGTCAAAGTCGGCGCCCATTTTAACCGCAGCACCTCCAGCTAATGCTAATGGTAGTGAAAACCTTTGGAGGCTTGAACCTATGCTTTTAACATTGTTTCCAAAACTTTTTAATCTTGAACTTGCGGTATTTAACGAGGCGCTTAACCTAGAAGCGTCTCCTGTTAATAATACCTTTAATTCATTAGCTGCCATATAATTTTATTTACTTACAAAAATAACCAAAAAAAGACACTTATTTAAGTGCCTTCTCTGCGCGCTGTTTAAACGCTTCAAATTCTTCTTTAGTAGACTTTGGTCCACTAGGTTTATTATATACGTCCTGGGGTAGTTTAAGTAGCTTGTCTGGGGTTATAAGGTCGCGTTTTTTACTAACGTTTGTGTTATATATCATAGACGCTATAAACCTAGTTTGTTCCCAATGTAAATTAATGTTTATTTGCCAGCTTTCAGCTAATAGGGCATTTTCCTTCCAAGTGTGCTTCCAAAACTCTGCTGGTTTTATGCCAGCTTGCCCTATATAGTAGTCGGTTAAATCCTCCCAGGTTAAGGAAGCCTTTACTTTTTTGGCGCCTCTTTACTAATTGGTTTAGCGTTTCTAGCAATACCGCCGTTTAAATCATTACCTAACAACCTACTTTCTGTAAGCGTGTTAAGCATTTCGTTAAACTGGTCAGTATTAACATCGTCTAACCAGGCACCAACTTTAAAAATATTGTAGTCTATTTCGTTGCCTTCCTCTTGGTCAAAAGCTAATAAACCAGCATACACTAATGCCCTAATCATATTAAGGTTTAATGTATCTGAAAATACTTTGTCTATTTCGCTAATTGAAATGTTTAGTTCGTCCGTAAAGGCCGCCCAAAAATTCATTGAAAAGTGAAGTGTTCGTTGTTTCCCGCCAATACTTAGCGAGTAATAACCTCTTTTTTTGTTTGCCATTTTGTTTCTTTTTTAATTAATCGTGAAAAGGCGGTAAGTTAATACCGCCCTATATTATTAAACGCTTCCCTATGCGTTTGCAGACTTCACAATAGCGCCAGTAATGGTAATTGAACCACTATAAGATACTGGGCTTTCCATTTCAGCAGATTGCTCTATACTTGAAATGTAACCTTCGGCAGTATAGATTGAATCTCCACTTTCAGTAGTTCCAAATACCGCAGTTATTTGCGTTCTGTTAATAATGTAATCTGCTAATTCAATTGCGTTAGCGGTGTCGCTATAATCTACTAACCCCTCAAAAGAAATTTCCCCAGACCTTACGCCAGAAATAACTTCCTGCCAGCCTGCGCTATCTTTAGTTGTCGCCTCTGGTAAATCGTGTGAAATAGTAAGAGTACACGAAGTAGTGTGTCCTACTGTGGTATCTTCTACTTTAAGTAAAAGGTTAGTTCCGTTAAATACTCCTGTTGTTGCCATATTTATATTTTAAAATGTAATATTAATTTTTTTGTAAAGATAATATATTTTTAGTAACT